ATTTTCCGGTCTAACGGCGTCCCTGCCGGATCGTCGTTGATGTAGAGCGGGTCCGACTTATCCGGAGCCGTCAACGCTGTCAGGTTGGTTAACAGTGAATCAGCCATGTCGCACCCTTACAGGACATCGGTTTCAGCGTTCAGTTTTTTCAGTTCCGAGAGTTGCTGCGTCAGCATCTCCAGCATCGCAGCAGATGTTGGGTCAGGCTTCCCGTTCACTGCTGTGCTCGCACCGTCTGCACCAATTGGCTTCACGCCAGACCGGAAGACGTCACCCAGTCCGGGCAGTGATGTGCCAAACGGAGTCTGGTTCACCTGGTCACGACGGGATCTCTCGATGTTCGCCCGCGTTTCCTCAAGCCGAGCACGCATCCGGGCCTTGATGTCTTCCATGCTCTCCCGTTTTTCGTGCTTTTTCTGCCCGGGCGTATTCTCCTGCAACGCAGAATCAAACATCCCAAACGGATTAAACAGCACAGAGCGACTCTCTCTCTTCGCGTCTTGCTCCAGACGCGTCTTTCCCTCAATCGCATCGTTCATTATTTCCGCACCCGGCGCTATCACGTTTTCCATTACGGGGGTCGCTGTGTTCTGGATGAATCGCTCCCACTGCGCATTCAGTTTCGCCATCGACTTGTCGAGTTTCGTGATAGCCTTGTCCGAAACACGTTCCATCGTCCCGCCGACGTTGTCGAGCGTTTCAATGAACGCCTCGAGCTGTGGTCCGGTCCCGAGAAGCATCTGAATTGCCCCGACAGACTTGTCAGAGAACCCCAACGCCATCAGCTCAGCTTTCTTCTCTGCGTCTGACAGACCGTCCAGAAGCGTGGTCAGCTCCTTGACAGCGTTTGACACCACCATGAACTTCCCGGTCTGGTCGAATATCTCGACACCAGCCGCGCGGAATGCCTCTTTCTGCTTGAGAGACTTCGTCGTCAGGTCTCGCAGAACGATCCCGAACTTCGTCCCCGCCTCTGCGCCTTTCGCACCCTGGTCCGCGAATACAGCGAGAGTCGCGACCGTCTCCGCCAGACTCACCCCATATGTGCGAGCCGCGACAGCAGCCCCGTTGGTCATTGCCTCGGAGAATTGCTGCGTCGATGCGTTGGCGAGAGTTTCCGCCCGTACCAGAGTGTCACCAACCAGCTTGAGGTTCTTTAGCTTGTCTGCCGCATCCCCGGCACTCAGGCCCATAGCTGACTGTGCGTCCGTCAGAAGATCCGTCGCCAGGGCCATGTCGAAGTTACCAGCCTGGGCGAACTGCGCCACGGTCCCAATCGCATTCAGTTGCTCCTCGGCCGTCATTCCTGCGGATGCCAGGAAGTAGAACGCCTCAGCCGCTTCTGTCGCACTGAATTTCGTCGCTGACGACACTTCAAGGGCCGCCTGCCGCATGCGGTCCTGCTGCTCAATCGAGACATCCTGAATAGCGACACTGCGAGTCAGAGCCCGCTCAAACCCCTGTGCCCCACTGAACGCCTTGCCCATCACCGCCAGGCCGCCGCCAATGCCAGCAAGCGCCAATGCGCCTTTGCCTGCTGACGCTGCCATGCGACCGAGGCCCTGATTTAAGCCCTTGGTCTGGGTAGATGCCGCGCGCGCATTCGCAGTGAAGTTCTTCGAATCCATACGCAGATAAGCAACGATGTCGCCGATGGATGCCATGCCCGCTGGTCACCTGTTGCGCACTATCGACCGAACGCCGCGAACACGCCCAACTGAGTCTGCTCGTACAGCTCCTCGTCCGTCAGCTCCTGCCAGGACTCATCGCGGAATCCCCACGCTTCGAGAATCTTATCCGGGTCCAGCGTGACGCCCTCGGCACCCTGCAGTGCGGCTATCGCGTGCAGTGCCGCCAGGATGTCCGCTCGCTGACGGGCCTCGATGTCAGGACCGAACGGGCACGATTCGAAGAACTCGACAGCCTCGACCCAGTCCTGGGTCGACACTGATCGAAGAAATGCGGCGGCTGACGGATATCCGGCCTGGAGGGCGAATCTCCACGCCAGCCGCCGCCAGGGGGTCAGTTTCCCCCTGCGTTCTCCGGCTTCTTGTTCATGCCCAGCATTCTCAGGCAGTGATTGCCGAGGTTCTCACACAGTTCGGCTGGCATGTTCAGGATCTCATCCAAACCACCATCGGGGAATGAGTCACCCTCAATGAATACCGGTGAGCCTGACTCATCCGACACGCACACCTGAATTAAGCGAGCCTGAAACAGTCGCCGCTTAGTTGCGTCCGGGTCACCGTTCTCGTCCAGCATCCAGGCCTGGATCAGTTCGGAATTCTCCGCCTCGCTCAGATTCCTCACCCACAACGCCACCCCGTAATCGTCGAGGCCCACTACCTTCTCTGTGCGTCTCCAGTCGAGCTGTTTCAGCGCTTGACGTAGTGCGTTCATCCGTCGAGTCTCTCCAGGCGTGTTTCGTGTGCCTTCTCAGCGTCCCCGTCGGCCGCGTCGTGCTGCCTCTGACCCGTCAATTGAGCCTTGTGCAGCTTCTCCCCCGCAATCAGTGCGGCCTCGATCTTCGGAGCCGTCATGCCGCATTTCTGCCGGCACTCATCGTCGTACGGCTCCGCAGCCCCCATCATCACCAGATAGTACGCGCCCGGATGATCGACAATGTGACCCTCTTGGGCCCGGATGCTGGTGCGTCGCTTGTACTCATCCCACGTGATCTGCCGTGAGGCACACAGATTCATCTGCACCTGACGGGCACGTAGCGTTGCTTCCTGGTCGAGCACACCGCCCCGCATGATCATCAGATCGGGATGCGTGATCTCCTGCGACCGAATCAACTTCGCCCTCATGAATCCCCCCGGACTCGTTACGCCGTGACAACCGGAACGCCGTCGATATCACCTTCAATCTCGGCTTTCATCCCGTCGCGGGCAGCGGTGACCGCTTTGAATTTCAACCCAGCGCTGACCCAGTCAATCTCCGACGCCCCGGTATTCGGAAACACGATCTGCCATGTCGTCTTGGCTGGCGTGGCGATGTCGTCGCTCAACTTGATGTGTGGCGCCAGTGCCGGATCCCAGAAGATCATTGCAGTGAACGGGTCGGAATCGGTGTATCCAGTCAACTCACGAGCCACACCGACGCCTGCCTGATCCAGCGTGAGGTTTTCGAAACTGGTCGACTGCATGGACGGCGCATCAACTTCGATGAGCTGTGCGATCGTCGTCATGGTCGACGCGATATCAATCTGCAGGACTGTTCCCTTGCACTTTGAAAATGCCATGCGTTCGTCCTTATGTGACTGCCGTTAGATCGTACTTGTACCCGACTTCCGCCATAAGTAACCGACGGTACACCCTGACCGTATCGTCGTCATCCCGAATTGTGATGGGCTCTTCGTCAGTGCCGCCATCGATCAGAGTCAGGCACTCGACTGTTTCCGCGCCGATAGTTGCGCCGTACTCCAGTTCAAGCAGTGATCTCCGCACGAGGTCTGAGACCGTGTCGATGTCGGCAAAGTCATCAGAGCGAATCTCCACCACCACTGTCGGGAACTGCAGGTCGACTGACACATCGAGCGTACTGCTGATGTCGTGGTCCTCGGTCGATATCACCACGTGCGGTAATGCTTCGCGTGACGGGTCCACAGAACCAAACAGCACGCGATTATCCACGATTGCCGTTATCTCAGTCTTTCCCACCAGATGGGCGCGTAAGGCTGTATCGAGGCTCATATCGCTCTCCTCACCGCTTTGACTTCCGCATCCAGCTTAACCCGCGCTATCCTGATCATCGCCGTCCGTGCCGCCGCCGTACCTGGCGACATCGACCGCTGCATGATCTTCAGTTGCCGTATCCGTCCCGTTTTCTGGCCTGACTTCGTCGTCCGCACCTTCGTTCCCAATGCGAACCAGTGGACATTGTCTTTTGCCACGCCGACGCCGCCCTTGTGTTTTCCGGACCTGTTCGCCGTGTTCGTCTTGCCGACTCCTAGACCAACCTTAGCCTCCATCGCATCCTCGCCCCATCGCCGTTTGAACCGTTTGCCGATCGTCCGCTTGATCGCTCGCCTCAGGTCAGGACTCAGTCCCGCCTCCGCGTCAACCAGCGTCCGCACCACTTTAGCAAATGCCGTCATTCCGGCGTTCGTGGACGATCTGGTGATCGCTCTGGCGGACTTACTGGCCAGCAGGTTTAATCGGGCATCAATCTCCGCAATGCCCGTTACACGCGAAGCCTGTCCGCCTGAGCGTTTGTATGATGCCATTTCAGGTCGCCGCCTGCATGAATTCCAGATATGTGACCCGCAAATGATGCTCAGCACCATTCTTGAGCGTCACAACGCACGTCTCAGGCCCATCCTCGTCTTCCTGGACGCCTGATACGCTCGACACCTCAGACAGCACAATCGCCACGTCGAGGCCGCTGTCGCCGTCTGTGAATTCCTGGAAGTCGCCCATCAACAACCCCCGATCAGACACACTATCCAGCAGACACCCATGATGACCACTGCCCACGACAATTCGTTGCCAGGCCACTTCCAGTCACTCATGCTGGCTCGGCATCAACGCGGATCGTTTCGCGTCGACCGTCCGGGTCGTACGCATTCACAACGTGCAGAATCGTACCATCCTCACGGGTCGCTCGGTCTCCTGATGTGATGGTCACTGACGCAGCCGTGTGGCGGATCAGAATCGCATGGTCGGAGCCCTTGATCCCGCATTGACCCCACACCGTGATGTTCGCGTCCCAGTTATCGGCCGATCCGTCCTGATGCCCGTACACGTCCCGCGTCGGCGCCGCTGCTGGCGTCTCAAACAAGATCCGCTCTCGCATGTTCCCGGCAATCGGCATCACACAGAGGCCATAAACAGAGGGTCGTGATGAGTATACGGCATCAGCAGTGCGTCGATGGCGGTCGATTCGGTAACCGACCCGATCGGAACACGCGGATGATCTGACCGCTGCTCGTACAGGTTTCCGATCAGCAGATACATCGCCGCAATGATGTCCTGCGGTACGTCAGTTCCTGCAGTTCCGTAGCCACCGACATACGTGATCGTCGCACCTGCCACCTGTTTGCGGACGGTCGGCCAGTTCGTGTTGTACGCCGGAATGATATACGGTGGCTCGCTGTAGAGTGACTTCTGGATGTCGGTCGACACGTTGAGTGTCTGACCGTTCCCGTCTGTGTCGACATACGCGAACGTCGTGATTGAGTCCACAGGACCGAACGGCAGGAAGATTTCGCGGGCTCCGTTGGGCAAGCACTCCAGAGTCAGCTCCAGCGTCGTGTCAATCAGCGACCGCCATATACGCTGTTCGATGTGCCGACGCGCCGACTTGATCAGGTCGTCGATCAGTGCATCGTCATCAGCCGCGTCAACCCTCAAATGGAGTTTCGCGTCCGCCGTGCTGATCGGTTCCGCTGCCGGTGCTGTCGTCACCCTGACTGGCATTATTCGCTCCGGCGTTTAGCGGCTTTTTTGCGGACTGGTCGCTTTTTCGGTTGCGGGGTTTTGGCAGCTGTCTCCACGACAGGCTCGCTGACTCTAAATGGCTCG